GTGTCAACTTTTGCTTTGCTGCAATGTATTCTGGGTAAAAATCTTTCATAGTTCTAAATAGTATGCCATACAGGCGGCTTTGTAAATAATTTCCTCGTCTAATTGTGAGCGTTTCTGTTTATGTCCTCGCTCTCGTTTCAGTTTATAAAACCAAATGTTCTGATTGTCATTAATCATCTCCACTAACTCAGCCACTCGCTTCTCATCAATCTTTGGCTTGTCCTCTAATTCCTCCCAAGCCTTGCAAAGGAATGAAGGAAACACTGCCGCCCTTTTTGTTCGCACATTCTCCCAATTGCTTTTGGCTATCTCAAAGGATGACATCTTAGGGCTATTGTCTTTGGGTGCTTCAATCGCCATGTACTCCCGTGGCTTTAGTTTTAAAGTGTGACTGTTGTCTTTTATGTAGGCGTTCATGATGTCGCTTACAAATTTGACGTTCAGTTGTTGTGGTTGTCTGATTGTGTACTTGCCCAGCAGGTACTCTCTGAAGGCTTTGTCCATCGTTTCAATCTCGCATCGTGCGAATCCGTCTTGAATAAACTCGATGAACTCTTTTCCTTGTTGTGGTGGCTTTATGCCTCCTAATGAACAGAGCTTTTTCAAACGCTCCAATATCATCTCCTGTGGTATATCCTGAATGTAGTTCATAATGTCCAGTTGTCTAATTCGTTTTGACTATCCGCATACGGCAGCTTTTCATCCTCGTATCTCCTTTGATTTAAATAGGTTGTAAAGTTAGGTAAGTAATCTGTCTTTTGTGCTGCGATGTGATTCTTGAGATATTTGGGTAAATGCTGCCTGATCTTTTCAAGCTCCGTCTGTTTTAGTTTTTTAAACTTTGAGGCTGCATCCTTCTTGCTTCCAGGTTGTCGTGTTGAAACTTGGCTGTAAGCCTTCCAAACCTGATCAAAAATTTCATCCCTTTCCACCAAGAGAGATTTATCTCTCTTATTTATTACATTAACATTTACACTATCACTTACACTTACATTTACAATATCAGCTTTTTTGGGTTTTTCAGAAAAGGCTTGGGTTTTTTCGCTTTCTTTGGGTTTCTTTGGTCTGCCACCCTTTTTCCCATTAAGGCTTTGTTTTTCAATGTAGCTATCCCATTTCTGAAGGTCACGCTTTAATTGTTGTCTAATAGGTTCAAATGCAATCTTTGTGATAACATCGTCTGTTTCAGGATCAAGGTCATTAACGTAAGCGAGAATATGCTTAAACAATCTCCCTGCTTGTTCCTCGTTTAACTGCTCCACCGTATGAATTAAGTCGGTGTACAATATGAATGATTTCTTATTTTGTGCCATAAAAAAAGCCCCGTACCAGTTAGATGTGTCGCAGTACACCTAACCAGCCGAGGCAAAAGATTTTTAACATAACAGCTGCGACCCTGTTGTAATACTCTACGAATATAATACAATCCTATACGTTTGTCAAGTATTTTCTTTGTTTTCAATCTGTATGAACCCAGTGTGCCGATTGCTTCCCATCTCTTTGAGGAAGTTTACTTCAACCTTTGCTGAGTTGATAATTGTTTGAGCGACATCGCTGATTGCTTTAGCTTTGTCAATTTCCATGTCACCGTCTTTTAACATTTCAATCGTTTCAAAAAGGTGATGTCTAAGGTCTTGAATTTTGTCTTTTGCCATTGGTTATTCTTGTTATAGTTTTCTTTAAATTAATTACTTCTTTGATTTCTTCTGGTAATCTGTGAACCGTGTTTCTTAACATATTCTCCTGCTTTGTAATAAGCTCTAAGTTGTCAAGTGTTATGTTTGACTTATCGCCATCCTTAAAAGCTACTACATAGCCATCAGGTACTTTACCGTTCTCCTGTATCCATAAATACCGGTGATACAAAACATACTTGCCATTTACTTTAATTAATGTAAAACCATCTTTATCTACACGAGTAGAACCATCAGGCTTCCAATTGTGCGGCTTACTACCTTTCTTAAACTGAGTTTCAACGCCTCCAGTTTGCAAACCCTTTTTGCCTTTGTTCCAAGGTGTGTGATTCTTCTTGAATTGGCTTTCTACATTTGGAGTGATCGTGTACACCTCAGCGTACAAGTAACTGTTGCTTTTCCTCAATCCCATTTTATTCGCTTTGTTGTAAATGTTGTGAGTTTTACAATTAAAGATTTCGCACAGTTCTTTTGTCTTAGTATCTGGATAGAGCTTACTTAAAAGCTTCTCCTGTTTAATTGTCCATTTCATAACCTAAATCTTTCTTGACTTTCTGTTGTTTGTTCAACTTCTCCAGGTACTTACGACCTCTAAATTGTGGTCGCTCCATTTGAAGCTTACGCCTAATCCTCGTGATGGTCTGTGCATCGGTTAACTTGCCGAATGTATACTCACGTTTAAAGTCATCAAAGGTTTCTAATCTAAGCCCTTCATCTGACATTTGCATAGTCCAATAATAAGCTGTGAGCATTCGGTCATCGTCTTTGGTTTCAGGGTGCTTCAGTAGAACAGCGGCAACCCTTTGCTGAATCATGTTGTTCATTTGTTACCTCCGTATGTTTCGTTGTAGTATTGTTCTGCACATTGCTTGACCCAATCTAATTGTCCACCACCACAAGCACCATCATTATAAGCATCAACAATCTGCTCCTTCTCTTCCTCTTGAAAGGTCATTACCTCTTTAGCTGCCATCATTAAGGCTTCTGCTTGTGATGTGTGGTCTTTCCATTGTACAGCCAGCTCTTCTAATCTGTCTGCAATCTGTTTTGTTATTAGTGTTTTCATTTCTCTTTTGTATTAAAGGTTTATCCATTTATATCCAAAACACAATCTCATCATAGTACGATGAAACCAATTTGGTTTATAAGTTAGGTTAAATTGAACATAGTTGTCTGTTCCTAATCTATAACCACCTACATAGTTTGGTGTCTTGAATGTTGTTAGTGTTTCTGTTTTCATCTCTCTTTGGTGTTAAAGGTTTCTTCGTCTATATACTTTGTTATTCCATTGCAAGTAATTAAAATACCACAATCTCTTTGGCGGATGTGAAATTCTACTCCATCTGTGGTTTTGATTACAATCCCATTAAGTCCTTCTTCAAGTTGATGGTATAGTTGAATTGTGCCATCGTCTCTTACTTCTGTTCTCATATTTCTTTCGTGTTAAAGGTTTTCTCAAAATACTCTTCTACTGTGTTTTGATGGGTAGGTATATCTTGACCTCCATCCCAATAGACATCCATAATCTGCTCCTTCTCCATTTCTTTGGCTTGTCTTATTAATCCTAATACTTCCATAATTGTCATATCAAGTTGGATGCTATCTTCTAACCACTCTACTGCTGTTTGTTTTTTTTGATTTTTCATATTTTTTAATATTTGTTTATTGCTCATTTGTTACCTCCGTATGTTTTGTTTTTCATTTTTCTTTGGTGTTAAAGGTTTCTAAATAATATTGTTCCACTACGTCATCATCATCAGTTTCTAACCGCATTGGGTCGGATTGTGTTACTCGGTTCATCCATTGTAATAATCCAATCATTTGCTTCTTCTCCATTTCTTTGGCTTGTTTAAGTATTTCTTTCATACTTAAATATGGTTTCAACATTTCTTGTTCTAACCACTCTACTGCTGTTTGTTTTTTTTGATTTTTCATATTTTTTAATATTTGTTTATTGCTCATTTGTTACCTCCGTATGTTTCGTTGTAGTATTGTTCTGCACATTGCTTGACCCAATCTTTATCTAGTGGGAATCTATCATCCATCCAAGCATCTTTAATTACCTCCTTCTCTTTCTCAAGCATTGATTCTGCCCATTCAATAGTATAAGTAAGCATCTCAATTCGAACCGCAGAATATTCAGACGGTCTTGAAAAATTGGTATTTACATCTATGAGTAATTTTCTTTTGTAGATCATTAAATCAATCAACTCTTGCATTGGTGTTTTCATTTCTTAAATCTCCTTCTGTAAAGTGGTTCAACATACGGCTTTTCAGATTCGTTCGCTTGGCGTTCAAGCTCATCTTCAAGCTTCTTAAATTCTCTGACATCGTCGCAGATTTTGGCATAAGCTAAATAGCAAATGGCAATGATTAATGCGACAGGTAAAACTAAAATTACTGGTACTTCCATGCTTCAAATATAAACTTTCTTTTTAATTCGCCAAAATATTTTGCAATAATTCCCAAGCATTCTCTAATTTCTCATTGAGTTCAAACTCAACCTCATGCCTTTCAATCTCTGCAATGTGTAACTGCTTTGCTTCTGGCATTCGTGGATCGTAAGAAACAAAGTATCCGTAATCTAAATCAGTGGCAATCATGCCGAGTTGCATCTGCCAATAGTATTCTGGGTGTATTTGTTTGAGAGAATCCGCATCATAGATATTGAAGTTCTTTAAATGAATACCGCTATTGTACGGGCATTTTATTTCAAGGATAGCATCTTCACTCAGTCCGTCAGGTGAATAACCACTGTACTCACCGTATGGAATAAACACATAAGTTTCACCTCCGTAGTAAGTCCACTCCTCAAAGTTCTGCTGATTGAAATAGTAAAAGGCATCAGCCTCGTTTGTAATACCCCATTCAAGAGCGTCACCGTACACCGGTTTACTTTGCCCGGTCAATATCTCAGCGGCTCGTTCATAAACAAATGTTTCTGCTGTCTTTGAGAGTAGCCCACCTGATCGTGAGCTACCCATTAACTTGTGAACCACAGAAGCCGTAAAACGATTGGCTCTTGCTTTAAGCCATTCCTCTTGACTTTGTGTCATAGTAACTTCCATCCGTTCTGCATTAGTCATTTGGTTGCCGTCAACACCTCCTCGTGTTTTTTAGAGATAACAAACTTGTCTTTAATGTCTTGGATGTTGCCACCGTTCTGGATGTGTTTTAAGGCTTTCTGCCACATTGGATGTTGTGGTGTGATGGTTTCCTTGACTGTTTTCACCTGGTGACCACTTGCTGAGTTGCCGTCATCATCTGCTTGGTTCAAATTAAAGATAGATGCAAGGGCATATCTTCTCGCATACGTCAAAGCAGAACCGTACTGCTGAGGGTTGTTTGCATCTCGCATCCTCAAGAGCTGTTCAGATTGCATCCATTCGCCACTCTCTACGTGATAAATCTTAGTGACCAATACGTCATCATGTGGGTGCTGAGTAATTAGAAGCCCTAACTCTTGACATACCGGGTTGATGGTTGTGAGAATGCTGGACAAATCCGCATAGCTGGAGTGGAAATGGTCATTCTTGGCTGTCTTCTTAACAGCGTTTACTTTACCTTGGAACTCAAAGAGAGCTTTCACAAGGTTGTTTGTTTCGTTACTTGTTTTCATTTTCTACTAATTTGATTTTGGTTGGTTTTAAATTGTGATAGTACATCAGGTCATTGATAACATCATGACGCTCTATGTCGTTGTACAAAAGAAAGTCAGTGGTGAATGATGCACCTTCTTCATCAACGTGTCTATACACATGGTCAGAATACTCATCCTGATAGTGAGCCATAATCATTGACTCGATTTCCTCACGATCAAAGATTAACGTGACAAAATACTGCTCAACAACAACATTTTTGTCCTCAACTAAAATGGTAATCATTGCTGGACCTCCTCGTTTTCAATGTCCTCAAGGGCAGCCTTTAAAACTAACAGAGCCTTGTCTGAAATGACGTTGCCTTCAATGTACTTTTTAACGGTAGGCATAGATACCCCCGTTTCTTCACTGACACGCTTGATGATGCCGTGGCGTTTCTTAAGCTTGATTAGCTTTACAATTTCTTGTATTTCCATGCCACAAATATAAAAATAATTTGTAGAATGAAAAAACTTTTTTCTTTATGGGCTGCCTAAAGTGTCGGCAATATACCTTCCAATTCTCTGAGCGAGTGTTTGGGTTGTGACTTGTTTTAACGATGGTGTCACGAATGGTTGAGCCTTTGTTCCTTTCTGTCCAATCTTACGAGCAATAACATAGGCAAGTGATTTTGTTGCTGCTATCCTATCAGGTGACTGAGCAATCTTTTGTTGTACAGGTCGTTTGTTTTGAATCCACTCGTAAATGTTTTTGATCGGTGGCATTTTACCGGCTCTCCTTCCATCTTCTACATATTGCCAATAATCCTCCATTAAGATTGTCAATCTGAGATTGTCCGCACTTGCTTGTTTGATTTGTGGCTCAATAGACTGAGAAAGTGAGCTTGAAGCGTTTGTCTTGTTTGACCTTAATCGGTTCTGCATCTGAGCAATTAGCTCATTGCCCCAATTCTGAACAATACGCAAAATCCCATCATCTGCTGACGGGTTAAAATCTGAATACTCTTTCCCTATGCTCTCAAGAGAATCAGCCATTTAATTTGCTTAGTGCGTAGTTGTGAAAATCCTTCAATCTGCTGATCCAGCCTCTGCCAAAATGCTTAAACGATTCCAGCCCTCTCAAGAAATCAACTCTGTGGTCGTAACTCTTTAGATATATATAGTCCTCTCCTTTCATGATTATAAGGCGATTTAAGGCACTCAAAGTGTTCTTCCCTACCTTCCCATCCACTGCGATAGAGAAACCCTCCGACACGATAAATTTCTGAAGTTGCTTTGCTGCTCCGTAAACACCAGAACCCCAAGCGAAATCAGCCCAAAACTCAGCGATAAGATCTGACTCAATATCATCTGCTTTTATACCTTCCCAATAAAGTTTGTAGATAGACTTCCAATCTTCGTGAGTCATCTCATAAAAACGCTTTACTGATTCTTCTGAATCTCCGTGCTGTGCCTTCCAAGCCGCCCAAGTAATCCCTTT